GCAATACCTTCTACCATTTGATTTAGTCCTTTATTATTTCCATCTTGAGAACCATTTATCACATGTACCATAGCTTCTAATTGTTCATTCCAATTCTCAGAACCAGGTGAATGCTTAAATCTATGGTTTTGTAGATGTAATTTACTCATCATACCATTTAGACATACAAGTCTATATAGCATTAATGAAAATCCAAATGATCTAGACCCATCATAACTATTCCAGAATTGAATACCTAAATTAAGGTCTCCAATTTCCTTTTCTTTAGTTTGTAATGTATCTTCAGCCTTATATGATAACATATAGTTTTTACCGTTAAAGAACTCTTTATCTACTTTAAAGTCTATTGCAGCACTATCTACTATATCATCAGCAATATCTTTTACTTCTTGATTAGGTAATAACATATAGTTTTGACCTACTACTCCAGCTTCTTTCCATCCTTTTTCTTCATCTAATCTTTGAACAGCAAAGGCAGCTGATTTAATTCCATTAAAATCTAATGGAACCTTCCTTATCTCTTGATATGGATTCATATTTTTCTCCTTTTAAGTTTAATTTTATGAGAGCCTCACATATTCCTTCGCCTTATTACAAAAACTCTTACAATACATACCTTTCGGTATCCTTATCGCCTGCGTAGGCTTTACATTGTAATCAGGACTTACAGGACCAGTTATTGGCTCTCAATTATTTATCCAATTAATGCATTATTTACAGGTAAGTGTACATCTAAGTTTTCTCTTTCTCTATTAGCTGTACATTCTAAATGCAATGATTTTATAAGATTGTTTTCATCTTTAAATGGTGTTAATGATAATACTTTATTTGCATTGTATGCTACTCTAAATGAACCTTTAGATGAGGCTATATTCATACCTTCATTAAAAGCACTTTTTGTTATTTCTGATACAGCAAATACTATAATATTATTTTGTACTGCTAACTCCATTAAAGCTTGTGACACTTCTTCTACTTTCATATTATTATCTGTTTTTTTACTTTTAAACAAACCCATGTGATCTACTACAACAATTTCAGGTTTCTGTGGTAACATCATAATACGTTTATTTATTTCATGAGGATAACAGCTGCTATAGTCAACAGTTAGCCAATCAAAATCTTTGCTTATACCGTTAGCATATTTGCTGTAATACTCTATTAGTTCTTCTTCAGACCATTTATTATCTATCATTACAAACCTCATCCACATTTGTCTAGGACTCATTTCCATTTCCATAAAATATGTCGTTCTTTTGAATCTTGTAATAAGATTTTGCAACAACATAGTTTTCATAGATTTAGGTGGTGCTTGTAATATTACTACTTCACCAGGATACACAGGAAACTTTTGCCCATATGGTTCTCCTATATCTATAGGGTTATGATTTCTATTTAAGAATTCTACTAATTCTTTTTCCATAGTTTCAGCATCCATAGTATTTTGTGAAGCTTTTGATTTATATAGTCTACAAGTAGATTGACAATGTTTATCCATATGAACATCATTACACCCATAGTTATAACCATTACCATTATGACCTTCATAGCAATCAGTAACTATTTTATCCATTTCTTTTTTACTAAAAGGATGACTATCAATGTCAACTCTTTGACGCCAATCTTCCATAACTAATCTTACAATATGTTCTGGATAACGCCACCTTAGAAATGCACCTACTCTTAATGCTATTTGATGTCTAGATCCTTGAGCTGTTCCTTCCATCATTTTTTGTATACAAGGATACCAAACAGGATCTGGGTTTTTACCAAGAGAAACTTTCTCAAATGTTTTATCACTTGCTATAGTTTTTCTTTCTAATACATCAAACACTGGTTCGCATTCTAATGCTACCCATTCATTTATTGTCCTTGTATTTTGTGCTATTTCTTGTATTTTTTCAATAGTCCAATGCAACTCTCCATTTTTTAATGGTACTTTCCATAATTTGGATTTGCTGTTTAATGTATTTACAACTCTAATTATTCTAGTTTTATCTGAAACAGAAGAATCTGCGTAGTCATAAATACCTTTAGATTTAAGTTCATCTTTTACTTTTAAATGTAAATCTGGACAAGGTTTCCATCTAAATGCTTCACCTGGTATTCCTAAATGAAATCCTGTGCCTGAAAAGTATACTCTATATGGAATACACATATCATCTAATAGAATAGATAATCCTATTGCTTTTTCTTGAGCATTGTTAGGATTAGTTCCATCAACATCTAATATGAATTCATCTGGCATATATAATATTCCATCATATCCAGACAAGGTTTCTTTTTCTTTTACAAAGTCTATTACATGTTTATCATAATCCCATAAAGACATAAATGTATCTTGAGCCATACCTGCATATTTTTCTATATCATGTACATCGCCAAAATGATGTCTATTTGCTAATCCAAATGCATATTCTTTTATCATATTTTCTCCTTAGAATTGAATTTCTTGCAAATGCCATACTTGTTGTCTGTTTTTTCTATCAAGTTTTTTAACTTTTATAACACCATCTGTTCGCATTCTTCTAAACTCTCTAGTATATGTTTCTGTACTACCTAAGAATTTTCCAAAATTATTTTTACCAGTATATGATAACTGTTGTATATCTGATGTTTTAAATGTAGATAATCCTGATTTTGATAGATTAACTAGATTTTTCACAATATGTTCTCTTACAGTCATTATTTCTCCTTTAGTTTTTTTAATATAAATTCTTGATTATTTTTAGGGTATCTACCTGTAGGTCCACCTGTTTTATAAACAGGATACAATCCATCAGTTTTTGATATAAACAAAGGACAGTCGTCTACCCAATAACCACGTTTCATTTCTGTTAATACAGCGCAATATTTTTTATTTCGTTTAAATACCATTTTTCTCCTTTTATAATCTGACACACCCGTGTTGCACTACCCGCATCTCTAAAGATTCCCAGCAGACTATTGTTTATAGAGGCATACTATCAGCAACTTCATTTAATGTAGAAGTAGCCATTGAATTACCTTTATTTAATTTAGTACAACGATCTTCAACACCTTTCTTAATACTGTCAACATCTTTTTGAGTGTAAGATAAATGCTCACCTTCATGGACTACAGGAGCTATATCATCGAATACTCTAGTATAGTTATTTCCAGTTTTAGTTTCTTTGTAAAGAAAAGTATTTATTGTTTTACCAATAAGACCTTTTGGATCATCATCATATTGAATCAATGGATGTTTACCGTTAGGATCTTTCAACACACCAACAATACCTGCATTAGCATATTTAAATATATTTGCTAATTTAAACTCTTCGTTTGTTGTTTTGTTTGTTGCTTCGTAAACTCTAAGATTGTGATTATCAGGATAATCTTCAAACCATATATCTATGTATTGTTTACTAACATTATTTCCTGTATAGGTGCCATATTCTGCTTTTCTAATTGTGCATTCATGCCATCCTTCAGAAAATTTACCACCACCACCATTGGTAGTAGCTGACATTGTTTTTATTGCCATACTATCTCCTTTATTGTTTTATTGCTCTATTGCCATCGTCATCAGCTTCTACAGATATACCTAACATTGCTGATAAACCATATCTTCTACCATATGTGATTGAAGAACCTACTGCTTGGGCATCTTTTTTTCCACCAATAGGCATTCTTATTTCACTTTTAATCCATTCTCCAGAATTATGCACAAGCATAGTTGTTATATAGAATCCATTAGAATCTGTACAATATCTATTACCTTGTGTTACAGCTAATCCATTTTTCATAAGCTCTGGTCTTATAGCTATTAATATATCATTAATATCTGCATAACTAGAATTATAAAAAGGATTAGTTTTTCCTTTTCCTACTGAATTTAAACCACCTTGAAACGCAACCAATGCTTTTATTAGTTCTGTTATACTAGATGATTTCCATTCATCATTTCTTCTTTCTTTACTAATTTTAGGGCTAGTATTCCCTGTGGAATTACTTACATTTTCCATTTATTCTCCTTTTTTGTGGGGGTTATAATTTACTTAAAGCGGACAAATATTACAAGTTATTTAATGCAGCCAATGCAACTGTAACCCTCAATACGATAAATCGTTTTGTGTTGGCTGAGCATATAGATTCACCTTAAGTTAAAGACTGTCTGCGATCTATATACTTAGTTAATACAGCGCCATACAGGTTCTCTTAGAGTTCGAGCGACTCCGTGACTGACATGGCTACATTAAATTGATCTAATGTATGTCCCTTGCCTAATTGTTAAAGGTATTAAGCTAGCCTTAGGCCCGTCATTTACATCAGATTCATTTTTTTCTTTACAACTCTTCTATTACTCGCCATCCATGATTTAGGTTTCATTTCTTTAAACCAATCCTGAACAGTAGGTATAAAACCAAGGTCTTCTCTTATATGTTGTTCTGCTATCGATCTTACAGCAATCCATTTATTATCTGAATTACAAATCGTAACTCCGAATTTATCCTCACATTGTTTTATACCTAAAGTATGATGTCTTAAAGCTCTATGTCGTACATCTCCATAATAATCTTTTGATTTATCAAACCATTGATGTATTTCAACATAGTCTTCTTCTATTCCACCAAAATATTTAACACTAGATTTACAATGATTAAACGCTTTCATTAACCTACATCCTTATAATTTCTCACAGGATCACTACCATCTAATTTGTAAGTTTCTTTAGCTTCATATTGACCATAATAATTTTGGTAGCCATCAACTTCTATTTGATTTGATTTTAGATGCCATATAACATCACCAGAACCACCTTCATTATTATACCAATCATAACTGATTAAATCAGCTAATACCCAATGCAAATCATCATCATGACCGAGATCAACTTTAGGATTAAGTTTTAACCAAGTATTATATAAATCTAATAATTCTTTTTGGTATCTTTTCCCTTCATCAATCTTATCTTTATAACAAATATCAGGACTAGAATGATCAGTTCTTTCTTTAAATTCATCACCTTTGAATCCTTCAGTAAGATATGCATCTCCACAATCACCAGAGCCTTCATAACTAACAAGCAAATGAGTAAATCCTCTATCTAATAAGAATGTTCCAAATCCTTTTAGATAGATACCTTTATTTATTTTTTTTATTGTTTCATTATGTCTGGTTGCTTTCCAATATTCATTCCAATTATCTTTAGTGCTTATTTTAGTAGTATCTATAAAGTCAGTTCTTAATTGATTTTCTAATTTCATATTATTTTTTACTCTCCTTATTATCTTTTAGTATTCTTTCTATTCTAGTCATGATTCTATCACCTAGTTTATCATTTTTTTTTGTAATAGCAATATAAGTATAAACATCTTTTAATATTTCTAATACATCTCTAGCATCTCTAAAATGAACTCCCATTATGTATTCTCCTTATCTTTATCTTTGTAATACATTATTCTTTTACCACCGTCTTTATCAAACTCAACTTCAATAGACCATCTATTTTTATATTCTGATGTTAATTCATTTATAGATTTTAATTTATTATGTCTTGCTAAATAACCTTGATCATAAGCTTGTTTAATTGCTATACATTCTTTTATATCTGGAATATTATCATAGCCATAACCAAGTTCATAACCACAATGATTTAGCCAATCTTCTGCAAATTCTGCCATTTTACCCATATTTACCTCTTTCTAAAACCCAAGTTAATGCTTCAATCCAGCCTTTATTTATAAATTCCTCTGGATAATCAGCAGTTTCTGAGTTTTCTAATGCTTCTTGATTTAATTCAATTTCTTTTTTACACTCTATGATTTCATTTTTCGCCTTCATTCTACTAATCCTTCATTTACTGATAATACAGGATAAGTATCTGAACCGTCTTTACTGGCTACACCCATTGCACCACCATCATTACCTTCATCATCTCTCATTGGATATAACCATTTACCATCATCTAACAACATAGCCATTGGTCTATTATACCACATAGATTCTTCAGCTTCTTTGCTGCTAAAATATTCTACTTTTACTATTTTACGACCTATTAATTCATTAGCAACATATTTAGTCCAATACTCAGTACATTGTTTTGGATCACTTAAATCATATTTATCTGAATTTATTTTATCTTTTTTCACTGTTTTATCTCCTATGTTTATATTTATTAATGATATATGTAATAAAGGGGCTTTCTATTGGTATTGATTGACACATCTACCCCTNTATACTCCGACAATAATTGACATTACATTTATTTCTAAACATTATATTGTCTATTTTATTCTTCTCAAATGAAGAACAAACTTTGGGGCGATCCATTTTGTTACTTCGAGCCTTGTTGATTGGTCATCTATGTCGTCCCCCGTGTGTATTGAAAATAACTACCGTTACCATAGAGGCGCTAGCGGGTCGTCCAGGTATTTTCCACACATCACCCATGCACGTTGAGCTTAAGTTTTTTATTAATTTTTATTAGAAAAGCTACCATAATTACTCTCAGGATCCATAGCGGTCTTCCATGCTTTTTGAGTTATTATTTAACCTCCACCTAAATGTAGACCAGCATTATAACCTCACTTTTCTAAATTATTGAAGATAGGACAGATTACCCTTTCGGAGTTGTCCACTAAATGGCTTTTTGCGTATCCTGCTAACACCTATCTTCTATGTATTATATCACTAGATAGGCTAGCACCAATCAATAATACACATTTTCTCATTTACACAATTTTTGGTATACATTGTCTTTTTAAATAGAGGTTTTACCACCTCAGATCCCGTGACACGTAAATGAACCCGACCTTGCGTATACCAGACAAGACTTCGGTAAGCAATAGTCTTTCGACTATGTATAAATTACTTAGATAAATATTTTTTTATATTATCAAGCTGATGAAAGATATGATCTTCGGGTTTATCTGTTTCTTCCCAATGATTTTTTTCCATTTGCCAGTACATNTCTACCAGNTGATTNAAACTATATTTTAATCTATTTATTTTTCTAAGATCTCTTACCATATGTTTTGTGGTAATTTTACCCATTATTCCTCCAAACTAGTGTGTGGTGTAGTAAAGAAGGATATATCCACACATGTTTATATATTACATAACAACAACATTATAGATTAATTGGTCTATTATTGTTATTGCAGTTTTTACTACTTACATTATCTAAATTACTCTCTCTTTTATACTTGCAATCCAATTGATCATTACTAAATATAAAATCATTTTCTAATAGTTAATGTATATCCTGTTTGCCTTGATTACATAGCCTACTGACCATTAGTGTAGGTACCCTCAAATGCAGCTCAAACCGTCTATTAAGACAAACTATTAAGAGTACGCTAATACTCTATAATTACTATCCAACAAAACCTTCTTCTGNTTCTGAAACATTGTTTCCATCTTCATCTATTCTAACAATNCTAGCAATACCTTCATATGGATCTGGTTCATCATGATCAACAAAACTTTTTTCATACTTTACTCTACCAATTCTTCTATGCAATGCTTCTACATGTTCTTTCATGATTCTTTCAAATGCTTCAGATATAACTTCATATTCTAATGTTTTTAATACTTTTGCTTTCTTATGTATATCTTCGTTTTCATATTTTTCTTTTAATTCTACAATAATATTTCTTTGCTTTTTGATATATGATATTAAATCAATAACTGTATTGCTTTGTAATATTGTTGTATCTAACCGTAATTTCAATTTATCTTTTAGGTTCATTTTATCTCCTTAATTATTATTTAAATTTTAGTCAAGAGCTGGATTTATGTTAGTGCGGAACTAAAGGTCGCAGCTCTCAACTTTTGGGCTTACCAGTCAAATCTTTTTAATTGACATTTTATCTAAATCCTCTATAACACTGGCTACTTCTGGATCTTCTTGCCTTACATCTTTTATATAGTTAGATTTAGCTACTTTAGACCAGTCTACACCCCAAGACATACATAACACTTTATTTATTGACATGATGATACTCCCGTTTTATTTTAGAAAATTTCAGAACTGACGGGATTCCATACCCGTGACCTCCAAGCTATGAACTTGGTGAGCCTTAGAGGTAATTACTCCTCAATGGTTACTGCTCTACAGTTCGTTACCACGGTAGACTATTGTTCAATTCTATCCGTTCCGTTTATACACGTCTGTATAAATTTATAAATTTTTATGAGACCATATCACAAGGAGTGATGCATTGGTGAATTTCACTTGAATATGGTTGGATTGCAAGACAATAGTTATTTTGTTATAATAACATTAGGTATCTTAGCTTTTTTTAGTTCCTTTACAAAAGATACCTTTAGACCTGTACATTTACTGCAATTACATCTTATAGCATGTATATTTCTTTTAACAAAACTATGATCATCAGGTGCAATTAGAATATTATCTTTTATAATACTATCTTCTAAAACTCCTGGATGTATAACTATAGGTTCGTTTAACACAGGGCATTGTACTTTTATATATGCTTTATCACTATCATCTATTATTCTGTAGTCCATTATAACTCCTTTTGTTTGTTAATAAACTCATAATAAATCTTTAGTATGGCAGCATAGATATAAATATCAACGGGTTCATTAATCCCATTATACACCACCATACTGGTCGCCAGTAGAGCTTGTAGCTCATCGAAATTATAAGACATAAATATTATGTAGTCTCCATTTATGCAGCAAGCTGCCCCTAATTGACGAGGTTAGGTAGTGAGAGTCACTCTTAGACTATTACGCAAGCGTAACTAATATCTATGCCTTAGTTTTTGTAGCGGAGGTTAGAATCGAACTAACAAACTTGTGGTTATGAGCCACACTAGGCTACCAAGCCTGCTCTCCGCATTTGATACATACTATCTTATGTTAAGTATAAGTTGGTATATATATGTTATGTGTGTGATAAGGGGAAAGACTATGCAATCCCCATCACAATACTACTATTATATCCAATCAAGACCCATACCTACTGCTTCTTCTGCTTTATTGATCACTTCTATTTGTGTCTTAATATGTTCACCTACTTTGCTGTATTCTTCTTTATCTTTATCATTATCAGCACTTATTGACATTCTAATACATTTAGCTACACATAATGTTAGCTGTGTATTAACATTCTTTCTTTTCTTATTTCTATTACGAATAGTTCTATCATGCTTAAGAGTTTCGCCTTCATTAATAAGACTTTTCCCCACTGCCTGTAATTCTGCAGGAGTTTCGCAATCCTTAACTTCTTTTGTAAATAATAAACTCATTATTATCTCCTATATTAATTAACAATTAAAAATCTATAAAAAATTAAATCATTTATAACGTAAAAACGATAGTGAAAACTCCACCGATAGGGGGTACTAATATATATAAGGTCACATACCAAAATGCTATAATTTTTAAAACCTTCTTGTTTTTTACATTTGTTGTATTATATATTTCAATATCGGTAGTTAATTTTATTTAACTATCAGCCTTTAAGTACACTTGCAATAGTTCTGCTTAGAGGTTCAGAAGTTGGGTTGCTCTCCAAATAGGATAAAGAGTTTGTCCCCAATAACCGATAAAAATTGCTTTAATATAAACTTTAGTAAGGGAGATAATGACTGGCTAAAGGGAAATTTAAGGTTAAAATCTTAAAAATAAATCTTTGGTTTATACAGGGATTAGTCTATCCAGGAGTTAATATGAATGACAAGAAAATAAAGAAATATATATTAAAGATGATATGGGATATGAACAAAGATGAGTTAATGCATTTATCGGAAGAATTTAGTGATTTAGATAAATTAAATTTTGAAATTGATGGTGAAATAATTGCAGCACCTGAAGGAATGATAGAGTATCTAGTAGATACCGATCAGATATTAGGAATAACTTAGATAATCCAATACCTTGGCAGGTATTGGCTATATAAATGAGATACTATAAAGTAAACAAAATAGAACATACTGTATTTGATTCTTTAGATGAAGTGCCTTTAGAGATTAATTATCTCGAGGATTGGAGGGATGGTCACATAAGTGATTGGGTTAAAGCATCTGATGGTTGTATTATTCAGATCTTAAGAGAAGGTACTATGATGAAACCTAAGGGAAAAGTAAGGTCTGTTAGATATATAGGCACTTGCACTGGTACTTTTATAGTATCTAAATCTACTAAGATGGATACTTCTAAGCGTATCAATATATATAGCTTAGGTGGCAATATAGATAGAGATGAAAGAATAGAAGCAAGAGACAAGCTATCTACTAAAGAAGAATTGTTTGTCCAGTATTTAGCATCTGGAATGGATGCTCGCATGGCGTATCTAAAGGCATTTCCGACAAATGACCCGCACTATGCAGGATTGCGTGCTGGACAATTAGTTAAAACAACAAGGGTAAAAACTGCTATGAAAGAAGAATTAAAGCCTGTTTTAGAAGAAATAGGTATAGATGAAAAATCAATATTAGAAGGTATATTTAATATAGCATTATCATCAGGTAAAGATGATACTAAATTAAAAGCTTTATTTAAACTTGCTGATATTATGGATATGGAAGATAAAAATAAAACTCAAGTTACACAATTAACAGGGGCTGTATTCCAAGGATTTGACAGCAAACAATTAGATAAAGCAAAAAGACCTAAAGAAATAAAGGAAATAATAAATGAATGAACATAAACCTATAACTATTAAATATAAAACGCCAAATAAAGACATCGAGAAATCTTTAAATATGTTAGAAGAAAAAATGTTAAATGCTCCATCGGGTATGATGCCTAGTGTATATGATTCTACAGCATATGAAATGTCACAAAATTTATTTTACTTACCAGTTGAATTAAAAACAAACGAACAAACAGAAGCAGTACAAAGATTTTTAAGTAAAGCAAATTATTACACAGGTGAGATAGATGGTTTTTATGGAAATCAAACTAAAGCAGCTATTAATAAATACACTAACGATCATGTTAATGAGCATGCTTGGAATAAAATGAAAGGTTCTAGTGCTATGCTTAATAAAGCTAGTATGATGTTTGATAAAGTAAAAAGTTTTATGAAAGATTAATTTGTTTAATAAAATAATTTTATGTATTCTATAAACTAATTATAGGAGTTTTTTTGGCAAACATAAATTCTAAAAATGTATCGCAAGCTGAAGATGACCTTAGATTAGCTTACGAAGATTTAATAACTTTTGGTAAACTATTTTTACCAGAAGATTTTATGAGATCAGAAACTCCCTTTTTTCATTATGAGGTAGCTGATGCCTGTAATAATTTA